CACCCCCTCCCTCGGGAGGACCGTGAGCTTTCTTGGGAGGGCGTTTTGGGACATCAGTATCCCGACGCGCGCGGCACCCGCGCCGCTACCTCCCTTGTGGGCAACACTTTTCCCGTGCAGAGCGCCAGTCACGACTCTGTCCTCTTCCCCACCTCTGTGGCCAAGCGAATCCGCTTCAGCAACGCGGCTGACAACGCGTACCGCTTCTCCCGCTCCGCCGTCCTCGCGCCGCTCATCTTCGAACGGTTTCGGGAGCACTACGCGCTGCCCCCCGTCGACCCCGGCTTCGACGCCGAGCTGTTCGCTGAGTGCGTCGTGGAGAACACGCATCGTAAGCTGGAGAAGCCTATCGCAACGTTGCTGGCTAACGCCAAGCGCGCGGACGCGGACTGGGCCGTGGAGTTCATCCACCTCTTCGTCAAAAGCCAGCTGAAGGCGAAGGCGGAGACCACCGGCTTCCGCATTCGCGAGGAAGAAGACGAGTTGGCCCGCACCCAGGCCGTGTACGCGAAAGCCGGACAGACCCTCGCCACTTGTGCCGACGTCAACATCCTCACCCTTGGGCCCGTCGCGCGGTACGTAATGAAGAAAATGCACGCCTTGCTGCCCCCACGTGTGTACCTGCACGGCGGCAAGAGCCTCGAGGATCTCGACGCCTGGGCCCGCTCACACGCGAAGGTCGGCGAGAAGTTCACTTGTGACTTCACGGCCTACGACCAGTCCTGCACCGAGGAGACCCTCGGCTTCGAGGTGTGCTTGACGGAGTACCTCGGCATTCCCGCCGAGCTCATCGGGCTCATGGTCTGGGTGAAGTTGCGGGCCCGTACGCAACTTGGAGAGATCGCCGTGCAGCGCCTCACCGGCGAGGCGTTCACTTACGCCTTTAACACGCTGTGGAACATGGCGTATATGGCGGAGCGTTACGAGATCCCTCCAGAGTGCGCTCGCTGCTTCAGCGGCGATGACTCACTCTTCTTCGCAACCTTCCCGGAGCGCACCACGTGGCCTCTCATCGAACACCATTTCACTCTGGAAGGGAAGACGGTCGTCACGCCCACTCCCGAGTTCTGCGGCTGGCTCCTTCATCCTTGTGGCGCCATCCGCAACCCCGCGCTTCTCGCGCTAAAGATCGCCTTTCGTGAGAGCCGGGGCGAGCTCGAAGCGGTCCTGGACTCTTACTACCTCGAGGCCCTTTTCGCCCACCGCATCGGCGACGCATTGACCGACGTCCTCCCCCCTCTCCAGCTCGAGGCCCAGCGTTGGGTCATGGACTTTTGCCACAAGCACGCCCGCATCGTCCATCATCTTTCCTACACCGGCGTGCGCAACAAACAATTCCAGCACATCCCGGTGTCTCTCCTCCCACATAACCTAAAATGACGGTGTTGGCCGTGGGGGAGCTCTTCTATAACCCCTTTTAATTTCAATCCGAGCTCCCACCACACATGGCCAACCCCACTCCCACTTCTTTGGTCGGTGCCACCTCCGCTCTCCAAGGCGACAGCATTCGCCTTGGCATCACCCACACTGCTGCCGCCGCCGCTCATACACACATCTCCTTCATCACCAACGCCCACGTGCTCACGTTCATCGGCACGTCGATCGAGGCGGCCATCACGGACGTCTCGATCTTCTGCGCCGGTACGTCCGTTTCCTCCATCATCCCTGACGCCTGGCAAGCTCCCGCCGCCGCCACCACCGAAGCTGACGGCATTGCCAAGTGCCACTACTTGGGAAACACCAACGTGTACCAGCCCGAGACGAAGCTGGAGATGGCCGATTTTATCACGGCCCAGATCAAGCCCGCCGTGCTCATCGGCGGTCAGCCGTCTGTCCTGGTATACACGCCTGCAGCCACGACCTTTACGGTCAAGTTCACCCTCACCCGCAAGGGCATCATGCCGGCTCGACCCTGGGCCGCAGCCGCCGGTCCTTAGGGACCAGCCGCACAACCTCCACCGGTTGGCGGGACGGTCCCACTCCGCGGCGGTGGACCTGGGGGCCGCGGGCGTGGTCGTGATCGTGGTGGTGTGCCCCAGCACCAACAGCAGCAGCATCAACAACAACAGCAACAGCAACAACAACAACAACCATCACCCCATCCGCCTACTGGCGGTGGGCCTCCTCCTCCAACCCCTCCGACGACTGGCCACGGCCCGCAGCCTGGTGACCAGCCTCCTCCCCCTCCAGACTCGCCGACGCCTCGCTCCCGCCGCTCTCGGCGTTCTCCTTCTCGCTCTCCGTCTCCTCTGGCTCGCTCTCCGTCTCCCTTTTCTTCCACTTTTGCCTCCGATTCTTGGGCCGTTGCGCACCGCACGGCATTCCTTCGCATCTGGCAGGGCGTCCTCACGCAGGATCCGTCCAGTAGAGTCAGCACCCCCCTTTCCGCCCTGGGCGACACTTCCTTTTCCCCGTCGCACTGGGGTCTCATCATAGATTCTCGTTGGGGTCACGGCACCCGTGACGACTTGTGGCATCTCGTCAGCAATGCGTCTGGCGATTTCCACACGGTCTTCTCGGTGACCAACGCGCAGCTCTCCGCTGCCGGCCTCGCTATTCCTCCTCCAACTCACACCCTGGTCCAGTGGAACTTCGTGTGAGGGCTAAAATTTTCAAAACAAACGTTCGTCCCTCCGGGCGGCTATATAAAAATTGTCTTTTTTTTTTTCATTTTCAATCCCCTTATCTCCGGCCCTGGGTAACGTTAGCCGCCCTTGCGGCGGGAGGCCACGATATACGCGGGGCGACCGCTTTCGGCCCCCCCGGGGG